CGAATTTGTCAGCATTGACCGTTAACAGCGTTTCGCTTGTTGACCAATGCACAGGAATCGTGTTTACCCAGTTGCGCGAATCGCTCGACAAAACCACGTTGGCAGACACTGGCCGAACCTACACAGGCGGCCTGTACAACAACGAATGCACCATGACCCTGTTCCAGTCCTACGCAGCAAGCGAGACATACCAGACCTTGGCAGCACTTGTTGGCACACGCACAACAGTTGTTGCAACCGTCATTGAAGGCGCAGTAACCAAGGTGTTCACCCTGGCTGATTGCTACCTTGAATCAATGCCAGTAATCAACGGAGCGTTGGGCGAACTGTCAACGGTTGATCTTTCATTCACTGGCGGCGCGCTAAGCGTCAGCTGATAACGGCCATCACTTGGCCCGACACAAGGAGACAAAGTGAAAATCAAACTAAAGATCACCCCGACCCCAAACGGTCAGGTTCACGAAGTATCAACAAACCTGTTGTGCATCGCGGAATGGGAAAAGCAAGAAAACCGCAAAGTGTCTGACGGCCGAGGAATCGGCATTACAGACATGGTTTTTTGGGCGCACTTCATGTTGAAGTTAAGCGGTCAAAAGATCGAGCCAACTGCCAAACAATGGCTGGACAATCACCCAGACATGGAAATTGAAGCGGTGGATCAAACAAACCCAAACCATACGGGCGGGGAACTTACCGAAAACAACTAGCAGAATTGCTGGTTTCAGTAGGGTGGTGGCCGCCGCACATAGAATTTGACACACGCGACCTGCTGACCGTCATTAGTGTTTTGAATGACCAGTCAAAGGATAAAAGGCGATGAGCGTTACAACTTCAGTGAACGTGTTTGGCGTACAAGCAGCGCTTAAAGAGTTGAACAAAGTCAACCCTAAACTGCGTCGCGAATTCACAAAACGATACAAAGACATTGTGAAACCTGTAGTCGTACAGGCAAAAGCCAAGTTCCCATCGGAAGCGCCCCTATCGCACATGGCGCGCCCCCATGCACGTTTAGGCGGCTGGGATGGCGGCCTAGTCAAAAAAGGTGTGATCGCCAAGATCAACACCCGCAAAGGCAGAACTGATGAAGTCGCTGTGTTTATGATTCAGCAACGCACAGGCTGGGGCTCGATCTTTGACATTGCAGGCCGCAACAACGCATCATCGCAGTTCGTACAAAACCTGATGAGCAAGGGATACGGCAACGCATCCCGGGCCATGTGGCCAGCGTACGAATCAAATGCAATACAAATTCAAGGCGCTGTGGTTGACTTGGTCGGCGATGTAATGGCGGAAGTCAACAGAAATTTGGTTATTGATGGCAATTAAAATTCCAATCATTTCGGAATTCAATCCGAAAGGCATCAACGCCGCCAAAGCCGAATTTGCGACATTGCAAGGCACAGGATCAAAAGCGATGTTTCTGTTGCAAAAGGCAGCGCTACCAGCCGCCGCAGCCATCGGATCAATTGCCGCAGTCATCAAACCTGCCATTGACGCAGCATCAGATTTTCAAGAATCAACAAGCAAAGTCAACGTCGTATTCGGTCGCGCATCAAAAAGCATCAAAGACTTTGCAGCAACCGCAGCAACCAGCCTTGGCCAATCAAAACAATCGGTGCTCGATGCGGCAGGCGTATTCGGAACATTTGGAAAAGCAGCTGGATTGGCTGGCGATGACCTAGCGACGTTCACAACCGATTTTGTGACCCTCTCAACCGACCTGGCATCGTTTAACAACACAACCCCCGAGGAAGCCATTACGGCCATTGGGGCTGCGTTGCGCGGTGAATCCGAACCGTTGCGTCGTTATGGCGTGTTGCTTAACGATGCGGTGTTGCGTCAAGAAGCAATGACCCTTGGAATCTATGACGGCAAAGGCGCGCTAACTGCCCAACAAAAAGTGTTGGCTGCACAAGCGGCAATCTACAAACAAACAGGTGACGCACAGGGCGATTTCCTGCGAACCAGCGACGGACTAGCCAACAGTCAACGAACCCTTGGTGCTGTATTAAAGAACGTTCAAATCGAACTTGGCACAAAACTATTGCCAGCAATTCAAGAATTCAGCAATTCGCTAGTTGACATTTCGCTGTGGGTTCAACGCAACCCAGAAACGTTTACAAAAATTGGCAAAGGCTTTGAATACATTTTCAAATTAGTTGACCCGGCAACAAAAGCAATTCGCGGTTTCCTTGGTGTTCTCAAATCTGTTGCTGGCCTTGTTAATGGTGCAGAAAAAGCAACTGGCGCATGGAATCAGGAACTGGGCAGATCGTCAACACAACAAATGCGTTTGGCTGATGAGGCTGGAATCTTTAACCGCAAACTGACTGAACAGGAACAAGCAGTCGGCGGCGCAAAGAAGGAAGTCGAATCGTTTGCTGCCGCATTCAAAGACAAACTAGGCGAAGCGTTAAGCGATGCCAACGACGCTTTGACCGATGCCAAATCTGCGTTCACGGACTTTGCCACGTCAGTTTCCGACAGCATCAAACAGGCATTTAGTTTTGCTGACGCACAAGAAGCAGGAAAAGAAACAGGCGCAGGATTCCTAGACGGCTTACGAAGCCAGGTCAAAGGAATCATGGACTATGCCGCCAAAATCCAAACATTGTTAGACAGGGAACTTTCGCAGGATGCGTTGGCACAAGTTTTGGCATCAGGCGCGGAAGCAGGCGCTGCCATTGCGGATCAGTTAATCGCTGGCGGTCAGGCTGCCATTGATGAAACAAACGCGCTTGTGGATTCAGCAAACGCCGCTGCCGACAAGGTTGGTTTGAACGCTGCCACCAAGTGGTATCAGGCTGGCATTGACAGCGCGACAGGCATTGTCAACGGAATACAGGCAGAACTTGACAAACTGACACCAAAACTTATGGCAAAAATGGATGCTATTGCTGCCAAGTTGAAGCGCACCGTCAATATTGATGTTGTGATTACCGAGCGCGTAAACAAGATTGTGGCAAACCTTGGCGGTATTCCTGCCATGGCTGAAGGCGGAATCGTAACAAAACCAACATTGGCGTTAATCGGAGAGGGAAGCGGCCCAGAGGCAGTAATCCCACTTTCAAAAATGGGAAACATGGGCGGCGGTGGTGACGTGAACATCAACGTCACAGGCGGATTGGCAACTAGCGCCGAAATCGGTCAAGCCATCACAAACGCTTTGCGCGCATATTCGAGGAGTGCAGGGCCACTTGCCCTGAACATTGCCTGATGGCTGGCTTCCCAGTTGTCAACGCTGGCAACTACGACTTACAAATTGACGCAGGCTTTACCCTTGACGCATTTACTTTGGATGATGCGATCAAAGGGGTGTTGGACAACCCAGATTATGTGCTTGATGGAACAACAAATTTTGCATCAGTAATTGAATCAACACAGTCGGTCAGTGTAAAGCGTGGCCGTCGCGACATTGGCGACACGTTCAGCGCTGGAACAATGTCGTTTGAAATTCTTGACGTATCAGGAATATTTAACCCGTTTGATGAAAACAGCCCGTTTTATGATGTGAACCAAAACGTGCCGGGGCTTGCACCAATGCGCGAAGTCAAACTAATTCGATACGACAACGCCAACAACCCAGAACTGCTCTTTCGTGGATTTGTTATCAATTATGACTACAACTTTGCGCTGGGCGGTTTGGATACGGTTACGGTGTATTGCGCGGATCAATTCTATTTGCTGTCGCAAACATACCTTGACGAATTTAACCCATCGGCTGAACTATCAGGTGCGCGACTAGAAACCGTTTTGAGTTTGCCAGAAGTGGATTTTCCAACGGGCGCTAGTCGAGACATCGCAACAGGAACAGTCAACCTAGGCCATGCTGCCGCTTACACGGTCGCAGCTGGAACAAACGTCTTGACCTATGTTTCGCAGGTAAACGACACAGCAGAATTTGGGCGTGTGTTTATGTCCCGTGAAGGCGTGTTCACATTTCAAGAACGCATCGGAAACACCATTTCAGCATCGGTAGCCGATTTCCATGATGACGGAACAAACATCCCTTACAACGGCCTAGGGATTTCGTTTGAAGCCGACGCTGTAGTAAACCGATCTGTTGTTACTGGGCTAAACGGCAACACTGCAACTGCCGACGATGTCACATCTATTGCAACCTATTTCATACAAACGTCAAGCATCACTAACAGTCTGCTACACGAACAAGGAAGCATTGACACCGCCGCCAGTTATTTGTTGAACGGCGATCCTGAAGCCAGATTCACTTCCGTTGAAACAGCATTCATGGCCTTAACAACAGCCCAACGCGACGCAGTAGCGGTCATTGACATTGGCGACACAGTAACCATTGAAAAAACGTTTGCTAGCGGTACGGGAACAACCCAACTTGCCCAGGAACTGTCAGTGGAAGGGATCGAGCATTACCTAGATTTAAGTTCTGGCCACAGGGTTTTGATTAGCACAGCCCCAACAACCATTGTGTATGAACTGATATTAGATAGCGCAACATATGGCACACTTGACGCAGAGAATGTTTTAGGATAAGGAGAACCTATGGCTACACCAACAACACTTCCCGCCAGTTTTACCGCTGGGCAAGTTTTGACCGCGGCACAAATGAATGCTTTGCGTGGCGCGTTTCGCACTTTGCAAGTCGTTAGTACAACTAAAAGCGACACGTTTACCACGTCAAGCACAAGTTACGCAGACATAACAGGATTAAGCGTCAGCATTACACCGCAGGAAGCAACAAACAAAGTTCTTGTTTTGGTACAACTAAACGCCGCAAACGATTCGGGCGTTAACTATGCACAGGTTCAACTTGTTAGAGGCTCAACAGCAATAGACATTGGTGATGCAGCAGGAAGCCGCACGCGGGCATCTGCGTTTGTTTGGGCGTTTGATAACACATTGGTTGATAATGTTGTTTTTGCGTTTTTAGAT